TTTGATGCAATGATGCACGCAGGAACGGCCTGCCCCTATGAAGGAATGATAGGTGATGCAGCAAAGGCCGCTTGGAAAGCTAATGAAGTACCTGAAACAGAAAAATCATCATCCACTACAAAGAAGACTATTTGGGGTAGTGCTAGCATTCTTGCTTTACTCGCCCTACTCTTACTCTAGTGAAGTTTACGGACAAACTACGAATGCAGCGGCAACCGGTCTTACTTGGGTAATGCCCAACGTTTTACCGCAACAGGCAGGGCTTCGAGTAAGTGATGTAATTTATCGCTACACAACTGTAAAAGACCCATCTACTGATATGGTTGTTTCAGTTCAAAATGAGAACGCCCTTGGATCGGGTTATACTTTTAGGTCCGTAGATGATTGGTCGGGACTGCCGGGAAATAGTATAAACAAAGTAGTTCCTGTAGCCCTGATACCTTTAGAGATGTGGGGAAACGGGTCGATAGACATAGATGGTACGGGTCAAGTTGTAGACCCTTTTGTTATTTACAACTACAGATATGACCCTTGTTTCGACCCACAATCAGACCCAAGCTGCCCAGGATATACTCCTGAGTATTTTCCAGAACCCATAAACCCGTTAGACCTTATTTACGATCCTTTAGAAGATGAACTAATTCAAGCAGAGCTTGATAAAGAAACAGAGACAGAGGACGAGGAAGACGGAGAAGACTCAATAAGAATGCAGACACTCCTGCTTGAAATGGAAAAATTAGAAATGCTTTTAGGGGGAGTAAATGCAAAGCTAGAGAACGAGGACGCTATAATCCTGTACGAAGAGTTAAAATCTTTAACTATTTTGCCAGATAGCTACTCAAGACAATTAATAAGCGGAACATATAATGATCTTCTGCAATATGATACGAAGCAATTGCCTCCAAATTTGAGGGCAAGAAAGGTTGGATTAGCGCAAGAACTATTGCACCAGGAGATGATTAATTCTCAATATAAAAGATAGGAGTTTATAATGAAAAAAATAGTAGCTGGAAGTCTGCTTTTATGTGCCTCGGTAGCACAAGCAGAGGATGTGTACATTGAGGGTAATGTAGAATCAAGATGTATGATTACTACCGATACCCCCGGAATCTATGGAAACCCGACCCCTTATGAGTTGAGCACTGACTCAGCTGATGGCGGTATAGTTCCTATCGTACGGTATGACGTAATCACCGGAGACTATTACAAGGCTGTAATAAGCCATCCCGATAGTTTTTCTAACAGCCCTGTTCTTAATGATATCACCGCCTGGACTGGAGAAGTTTCTGTAAGTGAAGTATCAGATACTGCAATGTCAGACTACGAAACAAATAAAGTGGAATACAATAATAAGACTGAATTTGATTTAACTACAGCAGGCACCACTTGGTTTAGTGTTGCTTCTTCTGTACAGTATGGAGCTCAAACTTCTTTTCCTGCAGGCAGTTATGTGGCAGTAGTAGAAGCGGAATGCGTTGCTCTGTAATATTATTACTTTTAATCTCAGGCTCTGCTAACGCGCATCAATTTACGCCAACGTATCCTGAGATAAAAGGCTCATATGTAGCCAACGTTTATAAAGCAGATATGAAGCTTTTTAATAAAAGAAAAGATATTTCATACTACGAAATACAAGCATTTGATAAGGACTGGAAGCCTCTCCCTATCGGGTTCAATAGTATAATAGAAATAGATTACTTAGAGACAAAAGAAGTCCCTGTCTATTTATCTAAAAATGCAGCAAAAAAGGTTTTGTATATTTGCTCTAAGTCAAAAATACTAAAGGGTCAAGTAAATAAAACTGTACTATCTTCCAGGATTTGCTCTAAGATTAAAAGTAATGAATAGTGAGAAAATTAAGTTATATTGGTGCGTTGTTAATAAGCTCCTCTGCTGTAGCCGAGACGAGCTCTTTAAACCTCAATTTACCGAGTTCTCCTAAATCATTTCAACAAGACAGAATACGTGCAGGAGATTTGGACTGCTCAAACGCTATAGGCTCTTCCACTAATTTAGAGTTCGGGGTCGTCGGAGTTTTGAATCAGAACAATCCTTATGACTCCATAGATTATGGAAATAACGTAGGTAAAAACAAAGACTTTGTAAAAGATGTCGGAGTTTATGCTAGAATAAATATACCCATAGGTGGGCCAAAAGAACGAATAAATTGTAATAGATTATTCAAAATCGAGATAGAAAAGAGGGAGTTAGAGTTACAGCGTCTAAGGCAAGAAGTTGCAAATTTACAGAATTTGCAGTTTGAGAACTAAAATGGCAGAATTTGAATTTGCGGGAATTACTTTCAGAGGAGGTAGAATAGCAGTATTACTAGCTGCACTATCTACTTTTGGGGGTGCATCATGGGCGACCTTCGAGTTTTATAAAGACTATATGAATATGAAAGATGTAGTGGACAACATCGATGTAGGCGCCATAGCTGCTCGAAACAATGAAATGGAAATAAAGTTGAATCAGGCCGTAGACTACTCTCGAACTATTAAAAATGACCTAAGAGATGATTTTAATAGAATGGAGAGAAACATAGATAGAGTAGAGGATATGGCTCGTGAAAGCGAGGCAGACGTAACTCAGCTTATTGATAAGGCACAAGAAAGGTTCGACGCAAAACGAGATAGTTTGCAGAGTGATAATAGAATTGCTATGCAAGCCTTAGAAGATAGACTTACTACAAAACTACAGCAAGCTTTGGATAATCCATTAGCTGACTAGGAGGATTTTTTGGAAAGATGGGATTGGTACGGAGAAAGTGAAAAAGAAGAGGAAGTAGACCCCTTCTCAGTGCCCTATAGGGCTCCGGAGCAAGAAGATGGCAGCGAAAAAGCGTAAGGCGGCAAAGAAGCGTCCTGTTCCAACAAACAAGAAATTGTATGCTCGCGTAAAAGCTCGAGCAAAAAGAAAGTTTGCAGTATACCCTTCAGCATACGCAAACGGATGGCTTGTAAAAACTTATAAAGCCGAAGGCGGTAAATACCGCATGGGGAAATAAATGCCAGCAGGAAAAGGAACGTACGGAAAAAGAAGAGGACGACCAGCAGGAAAGGGCAAGAAACGTAGGGGAAAGGGCAAGAAGTGACCTTCTAAGCGTTAGTCCGGGAGACTCACATGGCTAGAAAACCAGCAGGAGGTTTAACTAAGTGGTTCAAAGAAAGTTGGGTAGACATTTCTAGACCAAAGAAAAGTGGAGGTTTTGAAAAGTGCGGACGAACTAAGTCCGGTACAAAAGCCTATCCAAAGTGTTTACCCGCAGCCAAGGCTGCCAGACTTACAGAGGCACAAAGAAAGTCTGCTATTCGTAGAAAACGCGCCGCAGGTAACAAAGGCGGCAAGCCAACGTATGTAAGTACGTTAGTAAAGAGAAAGAAACGTGGCAGCTCGAAGAAAAAGCGTTAAGAAAAAGCATCCCGCTGTAAAAAGAGCGGGTGTATCTGGATTTAATAAACCAAAGAGGACGCGTTCGCATCCCAAGAAGTCCCATGTCGTAGTTGCAAAGGTAGGTGATAAAGTAAAGACTATTCGATTTGGGCAACAAGGCGTATCCGGCTCGCCAAAGAAAGCAGGTGAAAGTAAAGCAGCGGCAGCACGCCGTCGCAGTTTCAAAGCCCGACACGCAAAAAACATAGCAAAAGGCAAAATGTCTGCTGCTTATTGGGCTGATAAAGTAAAATGGTAAACAAAGGAAAATAAAGTGGAAGTAAGTCGGTCGGACATAATTTCGGAATATATAGCGGAGTATAGTAAAGAGAGTCGTTTCTTAAAACTACCCGTAGCACCCTACTTAGAGTTGTTAGGAGTTACAGCATTGCCTTCTCAGATAGCGATTATTAATGCTATCAATAACCCTAAGTACCGATTTGTGTCCGCCGCTATTTCACGTAGGCAGGGAAAAACTTATATAGCAAACATTATAGGTCAGTTAGTATCTCTTATACCTAACGCAAATATACTTATAATGTCCCCCAACTACTCTCTATCTCAAATTTCTTTCGATCTGCAAAGAAATCTAATCAAACACTTCGATCTAGAAGTTACAAAAGACAACGCAAAAGATAAAGTTATTGAAATCTCAAACGGTTCTACAATTAGAATGGGTTCAGTAAATCAAGTAGACTCTTGTGTTGGTCGCTCTTATAACTTAATTATATTTGATGAAGCCGCACTCGCAGACGGAAAAGACGCGTTTAATGTCGCGCTGCGCCCGACTCTTGACACAGACAATTCTAAAGCAATTTTTATTTCTACTCCTCGAGGAAAAAACAACTGGTTCGCAGAGTTTTTTGATAGAGGATACGACGACGAATTTAAAGAGTGGGCAAGCATACGAGCTACCTATAAAGACAATCCTAGAATGTCTCAATCAGATATCGACGAAGCTAGAAAAACTATGTCAGATGCAGAGTTTCGTCAAGAGTACGAAGCTGACTTTAATACTTATGAAGGACAGGTTTGGGACTTCGACTATGAGTCCTGCACAGGTTCTTTGAAAGAAATGGATACGTCCAAAATGGATATCTTCGCAGGGCTTGACGTAGGCTATCGAGACCCTACCGCCTTCTGCGTACTTGCATACGATTGGGACGAAGAAAAGTACTACTTACTAGATGAGTACTTAGACGCGGAGCGCACCACCGAACAGCATGCAAAAGAGATACAAATGATGATAGATAGGTGGGATATAGATTATATTTACATTGACAGTGCTGCTCAACAGACTCGCTTTGACTTTGCACAAAACTACGACATTTCTACTGTAAATGCAAAAAAGTCCATACTTGATGGCATTGCTCACGTAGAAGGAATAGTAGACAATAATAAACTTATAGTGGATCAAGAATGTTTAGAAAGTCTTGCCTCTCTGGACCAGTACCAATGGGATCCTAACCCCAACCTTTTAAAAGAGAAGCCAAAGCACAATAGAGCTTGTCATATGGCCGATGCTATTAGATACGCACTTTACTCATTCGAAACTTCTTCTACTACTTTCTAATGACCCCTTGAAAAAATAGTAGTTGACTTACAACCTTAAACTAGATATAATTTGTGAATAGAAAATGGACCTAAAAAGAGACATTATAAAATACATTAGAGACAAGGCAAAGAACAAGTATGATAAGAGCTCTGAATGCTACATCTGCGGTAAGACCACGGAGCTAGATTTTCACCACTTTCATTCATTGAGTCCCTTAGTCCATAATTATGTAAAAAAGAATAAACTACTTCCCGAAAATATACTTTCTTTTCGTGAGGACTTTATACAAGAGCATTGGGCAGAACTATATGATCACACAGTTACCTTATGCCATGAACATCATTTAAAACTGCACTCAATTTACGGCAGAAACCCAATTCTAGCAACTGCAAAAAAGCAAGAGCGATGGGTAGAGATACAACGAGAAAAACATGGCATGGTATGATAATTTGTTAGGAATAAAAAGAGAGGGAACGCTTGAAAAGCTAAACCCAGCTCAACCTTATTATGATCATAAAACAGAACCGTCTAGAGAGCTTACTTTCAATTACGAAAGAGCTTACGAAGATTTAGAAATTGTAAATAGGGGTGTAAACCTTATAGTAGACGATGTTGCTGAAATTCCTACAAGAGTAGGGGCTCAAGTACCCGGCATGACAAGTGTAGCAAAAGGGGTAAAAAGGTCTAGAGTAAGTCTTCTTTTAAATAAGGAACCCAACCCTTTTCAAGATATAAGTACTTTCCGCAGAAACTTAATCACAGATTTTATAGTAGATGGCAATATCTTTATATACTTTGATGGAGTTCACTTATATCACCTACCTTCAAGTAAAATGACCATTCACGCCAGCGATAGCACATATATAGATAAATACACTTTTAATGATTCTGTAACCTATACCCCTAAAGAAATAATTCACATAAAAGATAATTCTTTTTATTCTATTTACAGGGGAATATCGCGTTTAAAGCCCGCTCTCCGTACAATGATACTTATGCGAAGAATGAGAGACTTTCAAGATAACTTTTTTAAGAACGGAGCCGTTCCTGGACTAGTACTAAAAAGTCCTAATACTTTATCAGAAAAAATTAAAGAAAGAATGATTCAATCTTGGTCAATGCGGTATAAGCCAGACTCTGGAGGGCGAAGACCTCTTATACTTGATGGTGGAATAGAGCTAGATGCTATCTCAAATGTAAACTTTAGAGACTTAGACTTTCAGGAAGCAATTTCTGAAAATGAAAAAATTATATTAAAAGCATTAGGAATACCCCCAATTTTATTAGATTCTGGTAATAATGCAAATATTCGTCCAAACTTGCGACTTTACTACTTAGAAACAATTATACCTATAGTAAGAAAGCTTAACTATGGGCTAGAGAGGTACTTTGGGTTCGAGATAACAGAGGATGTTACCAATATCCCAGCCCTCCAACCAGAGCTTAGAGACCAGTCACAGTACTATTCTGCGTTAGTAAATACGGGAATTATTAGCCCTAACGAGGCAAGAGAAGCTCTTGGCTTTGACCCTTTAGAAGAAGGTGATGGATTAAGAGTACCAGCAAATATTACAGGAAGCGCTGCAAACCCAGATGAAGGCGGCAGACCCTCAGAGGAAGGAGAAGAGTAATGGCAAGATCAAGAGCAAGATTAGCCCTTTTACAAGACATTGGAATGCACATGTTAGAAAAAGGAAAAGTTTTATCAAGAGACGAGTGGAAAAAAGAAGGTGTTGCCAGAA